ATTATATCCTCCCATGTTCATTCGGACGATCTTGCCCGTGTTACCCGATCTTGGGTTGCACTGCGTAATTCTTATACGGAACTATTACCTTTGAGGTTGCAAGGTCGTGTTCTCCGTGGCCGCGTTGTTGTGGTTCCCGACAAGGGTCCTAAGGTTCGTGTGGTTACTCCTTTGGATACACCGGTCCTTATTTGGGCCCATTACTTCAGGCATTTGGTATTTCCGATGCTTTGGAAGGATAGTCGTGTGTCACGTTCGCTGTCTTCAGAGAGGTCGGCTCATTGTGTGGCGTTGGTTCAGGCAGGTTTAGAGAAAGGTTATGGGGTCCTTTCCCTGGACTTGTCCTGTGCCACCGACTTCATGCCCTTCTGGTTTGGGTGGGCTTTACTTGAGGGGATTAAGGGACTATATCCCTCCGCGGAGCAAATGAACTATGCCTGTCACGAGATGTTCCGGATCATTCTCGGTCCGGCGCATCTGACTGACAGTCATGGTTCGTATGTCTCTAAGAAAGGCATACTGATGGGTATGCCTTCTTCGTGGTTTGTGCTCAATTGTCTCAACTTATACGCCGTTGACAGGACGAATGAATTAACGGGATTGTCGATCGATGCGATGGTCAATGGGGATGACTTATTGGCCGCCGCTCCACAGTTCTGGGTGGTTACATTCCGTTCCGTCCTGCGGTCTCTCGAGGTTCGTGTGAATGAAGAGAAAACCACTTACGGCCACTTGTGGTCCTTTAGTGGGGTGTTCGGTAATGGAGTCGCGCTCCTGCCGTCATTTTCTCCTTTGTCCATGCGACATACGGATGCGCCTCTTTCTGACCTCAACGATCCTGAGATTCCTACTTGGTATCGTTTGGGGGCCGTATTCGAGCAGCATCCTAATCTCGTTAGAGCTCTCTCATTCGCAAGTGTGGGTCTTCGTTCTTGGAGTGTTAGGTGCGGTCTCCCAACCTATCTCCCCCGAGAGTTTGGTGGGGCGGGCTGTCGATTAATCAATGGTTCGTACGAGAAGATTTCATCGTGCATGGTTCATGCGTTCCAGCGTACCGCCAAGTTGGCGGAGTGGTACGATGAACGTCATTGGTCTAATCTAGCAGACCGCCCTCCTGTCCAGTGGGGCGATTTGGTTGAACCTCCGTCCGCTCTTGAACATTCGTACAAGTTCTACACGTCTCGGACACTTCCCGAAGGGGTTGAGGGGCTTCTCCCCAGTGCCGACGAAGTCGAAAGGCGCCTAGTGTCAGTCCAGTCTCGCGACCTGGCTCTGATGCTTGGCCCTTGTGATACCCGTAAGTGGATCTGGCGTATGAGTAGGTATCGTGCCCGGTTTTGGTCCAAGGTGCGAGAATTCTCATCGAAGCAGATGCATATCTTTCCCATGCCTCCTTGTCATCACTACAAGAGGTGTCGTCATCCGAGGGTCTTCAATATGGAGGATATTGATTTACCCAAGGTGGATAGGTATGCGGTACGGGTATTAGACGACCTTGCAGGGCCTCGTTCTTGGCTACAGATCCTTCCGGGAGGTTTGGACAGAGGGTGGACTGTCCCCGCTTCCTTGTCGGCATCTATTACCGCTGAGGCTTGGCCCGAAGGGCACAATCGAAAGGAGCGCAAACGGCTTAGGTTCGTGAACTATATGGAAC